TTTCAGGTGCACTGTCTTTGTTGGAGGCATAGTCCCAATCAATAACACTCCTATCAACAATAAGGCGGTGTTGGTTAAGCACAGGCTCAAGACTATCGATGATCCTGTCTTCCTTCCGAACATTAGCCCTAATTTCTTCAATATCAATGTACTGTCCTGTTTGTTTAATATGTTTTCTAAATAGTTCACTTACCATACCATCACCAAAGTTTGTCTCAATAACAAGCTTGGTTACGTTGTACTTACGACAACCTCTCAGTATATTAAGGAGTGTCTTGTCGCTGTAGCCGTCTCTGTAGGCTCTCATTTCGTGTAAGTATAGAAACCCATTGCGTTGACTTAAGAAGGCTGCTGCGGTCTCATCTGAGCCTCTTCCAGAGGGGTCTACGCTGCATATAGTTTCAGCATATGGTTCCCATTCTCCTTGTAATTGCATTGGAGAGTAGAAATAGTCTCCGGGCAGTCCAACAGTTGGGGCGTCTTTGATAACATTCTTTGGATCTGAACACCAGACCACGTTATCAGGAGCAGTAGTAGGGTTGACGCTAGTAACCACAAGGTCAGCCATTTTAAGAGGGAACTTTTCTGCATCTGATAGACTTGTATCAAGTTGGAACTGAAGCATATAATTACTACGACCCATAGATGCTTCACGTTCTATGAGGTCTTCTTCACTGAATCTGTCAGGATCTGTAACTTCCCATTCATCAGCACCCATATCAAGATCTTCTTGAATCTGTGGTGCTAGGAGTCCTTCGTACTGACTGAGCTTTTTACGTCTTGGATATCGGGACGGCCAAACAAACGGTCTGTAATTCCGCTCTGCCAGCTTACGATAAACAGTAAAAGTAGTCTGAGGAGTCCCGAGATACATAATACGGCTATCGTCTTTTGGCGTAAGGATAGATTCAGCTTCGGTACATAGTTGTAAAAGTTTTTCACGCATTAACTCCGTCATACTGTTACCCGGTACTTCGACGTCATCTAGTACAATTAAGTCTGCACGAGATCCTGTCAACTGACCGGTAATACCCACTGACTTAACAGAGGGTGCTTGGTGTGGTGTGCAATTTACATCAAAAGAAATACGAGACCATCTGGTTTCATCTGACTTAGGCTGTAAGTATGCAAGCCACGGTGTGTCTATAATTAGTTTCTGTAAAAAGATAGACATGTTATCTGCACGTTCTTTCGACGCAGAGATAATCATGATCTTTCTTTCGGGGTCATTAAATAGAGTCCATAGAACAAAAGCACCAGTAATCCAGCTCTTACCAACTCCCCTAAATGCCTGGATTTGTAGTCGCTTGGGACCATGTTGCAAGTAATCTGCAATTGCATATTGTGCCCTCGTAGGTTGTGGCAGATTTAGCTCCTCCCACAATGCTTGTAGGAAAAGCTTAAAATCTTGTTTAAGGGCGGTTATAACTTGGTTATCATTCATTATAGTAGTGGATTCTCTTTTCTAAGATTTATTTCTAGCTGAGTAGGTTCGGGATCTGGAAACATAAACTCTAGCTGTTTATTTATAGGTAAAGGTGTTACACGTCTATAAGTAAAATCTTCAATTCTAGCTTCTCGTGCTTTATATGTTTCTACATCACCTAGCTCTAACTCTGTTTGTGTAAGTTTCATGTATGCTTGTACGTTTTTCTTATGTTGTAGTTTAGTAATACTTTTAGGTCGTATACCATATACACGCATAGATTCATTATAGTCAGCTATATCACCTAGTAAATCTACAGCATCAACATAGTCAGCATAGTTATCTATATTATATTTTTTAACAGCTTTGTGTAGTTCAATTTCATCTGTAAAACCCATGTCAGCCTTAACTTCATTCTCAATAATTTTAGAAATAGCTTCAGGTGACTTAAGTCTGTATTTTGTTTTAGTTATTCTTAGTTTACCAGTATTAGCTAGTTCAGTCATTAAGTTAGCAATCTTTTGAGGATCTTGATTTTTACCAAACAAAGCATTTATCTGTGACATAGCTGTTTTAATAATACGATTACCTTCGTTAACTATGTCAGCATATTCCTGAGCTACCTCGAGTCTACCTTTTGGACCACTCTTAATTTTATACATTCTTTTATCCCACCAGCTGTTTTGACCTTTAGGTGTATCTTGTATACCCATTTCTTTGTAAAACTGCTTGTGTAAAATATCATGTGGTTCTGGAGGAGCACCAGCTCTACCTTTAGTTAATATTTGAGTTAGATTACTCTGGGGACCACCTAAACTGGCAGGGTCAGTAACAGGTGAGCCCGGATAAATATTGTTAAGATTTAACAGTTCTGTAAGCTGCATCCACTCACTTCCCGGTCTTTCATTTAATACCAGTCCATCATAAAGTGGTGCTGATACCATAGCTGCAAACTCATGGTGTAAGTTAGGCTTAGATCCAGTCAGTTTCATGTAACCTTCGTAGGTTTCAAAAAAGTCTAATTTAGTTGCATCTCTTGTTTTTTCAAACGATCCTTTAACAGACTGACTTTCTCGAGTTTGAAAATATTGAGATGCTAATCTACGTTTTTCACCTTTAAGAAACTGTTTTAAACTTGCTAAGTCAAATATAAAATTACCTTCATTATCTTGTCTAAACCCAGCCTCGTTAAATAGTTTGTTTCTATATTCACCTACTGATTGTTTTTTACGTATGTTATAACTAAATCCTGTGTCATCTAGGCCGAGTATGTTTTGTACGTCACCACCATCAGGAAATCTATCCTTGGGTGACTGCATAAATCGTTTTTGTAAAGTCTCTCGACTAGAACCGGGGTTAAGTGTACCTGTAGGTTCAATTCCTTTTAATTTAAGGCTTAAAAACTCTTCTGCTTGTTTATAACTAATCTTGTTTTTCTTAGCTACTCTGATAATTTCTCTAACAGTAACGCTGGGCATATTAAAGACTTCTTCTACCTGATCTGTAATATTAACCAGCTGCTTACCTCTAGTTAAAGATTTAGTAGGTAAAGGCTCTATAGTCTGTTTAATACCTAAATGTTTAGGCTTAAGCTTACTTAGTCCTTTAGCTCCAGCACCTACAGCTAACATAGTTAGTGGTGTTGAGATACGCTCATCTATCTGTGTAGCATCACTTATACCTTCTAATATATTAGCTTCAGTTTGGTTTTGCTCGGGGAACAGCAGACTTCTTTCAAGCTCTGAGCTGTCATTAAAAAGTCCCTGTTGTATCTGTAGCTGGTTGTTTAACTGTTTTTGTCTAAACTTACCAAAAGCAGTTTCATTAATCTGATTTCCAAGATTGTCAAGAAACTCAGTACCAAACTTCTTTCTATTGTCAAATGATGTGCTACCTCGTTTATTCTTTTCGTCCTCTTCGTTCATCTTATGTGTGATAGAATAGTTTGTTCTCTTTCTGTTTTGCCGAACGTCGACCTCATCCAGTCCAGCCAGTTTTTACTACCTTTTTCCTGATTGCATCGCCTACACGACGGGACAACATTCGTTGCCACATCTTCTCCGCCCCTACATTTTGGACGTACGTGGTCAATGGTGAGTTTTTGTAAATCATAAGTTTCTCCGCAATAAACACATGTACAATTAAAGTGCTCTTTAATAGCTCTTCTCCAGAGCCGTTTAGAATCTGAACTTGTCATGGTTATTAAATTGTGTAAATAATGGTCAGGGTTTGGTAGTAATGGTGTCATTAACGTTTTGTTGCTCCGCCTCTAGCTCGGTTTCGTTTACGGTTTTCTGGGACTATCTTGCCACCTTTATGTGACATATCAGTCTGTGGACCGGGTTTACGTTTTCGACGTATCATCATAAGATTTCGTCTGTACTCTCGCTTCGAGTCGGTGTCGTTAATTTTAGTATTGTCACGTCTATGTTTCTCACGTGACTTCTTATTCTTTCTATAGAATCGTGCTGTCCTTCCGGGGTTAGGACTTAGCTTAGGACCGGTTCTTGCCATATAATCTCGATTTGACTAAAGATGGATCTACTTTTGGTATAACTGAAGCTAACCTGTCTAAAGGACTACCTTCAAGAGCAACACCTGTGATATCATTGGTTTTTAGCCAATCACATGCTGCTTTTAAGTCCTGAGTTGTTGCTTCGCCACTTTTGATTCTACGTAAGAAATCTTCAGTAACAAGGTAGTGTAACTCGTTAAATCGTTCTTCAGCAGCTTTTTTAGGTATTACTCTTGTATCGGTCATTTAATATCTAATCCTTTTTTAACTATAGCTAGTGCTTGATCGTCAAGATCGTTGTCTGTTTGTTCTACAAGTTTTTCAAGTAATTGAAATACAAATAGTTTAAACTTGTCTGTCTTTAAAAAAGCAAGTACGATTGGTTTAAGTATTGCTAACATTATTCCTCCGTAGCCTTTTTAATATAGCGTCCGTGCTCGTCTCGCTTTGCAGCCTTTTTCTTAGGCTTCTTTTTAGCAGCCTCATCACGTGCTGCTATTTGTTGTGATAATGTACTCATTTTTGCCAAGGTAGTTTATTTTTTGGTTTAGGTGGTTTAGGTGGTAACAACGCTTGAATAGGAATTACGTCTGAACACATATGTGCTACACGTGTCTCAGGTCTAAAAGTAAATCCTTTCTGTTGTAATTCGGCACATTTAAGAGCACGTACCAGCTCATGATCTAACCTCATCTTTTCTTCTTGTCTCGCAGCAATACGTCTGCATTGCTCTAATCCACGTTTATCAAGAGGAACCATAAAGTTAACTTGAAATCCCCAGTTCTCATTTAACTGATAACTAGATGGGTGTAGTCCATCAAGACCATCTTTCTCA